AGCACACAGGCTAACCGTGCTGTTGGGCAAGTAAACTGTGTGGACAATACGGCAAACAACTTCTTCCTAACAGGCGTACAGCTTGAAATCGGAGATGTAGCCACCGCTTTTGAGCATGAGGACTTTGGAACTACGTTGGCTAAGTGTCAGCGGTACTGTTACGTTGCACCTCAACATCTTGGTTATACTGTAGGTACTCCTTCTGCAGCCGTTGCTCCATCGGGTACAATACAATTTTCACCTGAGATGAGGGCATCACCAACAGTAACAGGAACTTATACTCCGCAGAACGGAAGCGCAGGAACATTTGCTATAGCAAGTATAAACACCAGTTACGTCCATGTTTATAATAGTGCAAATAACTGGAACGCTGGCATTGCTATTGTGGTTAGTGATTTCAAAGCAGACGCGGAGTTGTAAAAATGAATATTACCAACGCAAAATATTTTCAAGGAATAATTATTAATAAGGATGACGGTTCTGTATCTGCTGACGGAGTAAATCAGGGAGTTGTAGCGAGTATTGATGGAGTGACTATGCACGTTTCACTTGACCCAAACAACACAGACTACGCAGAAATCCTGCGGCAAGTAGCGGCTGGCACTCTAACCATTGCAGACGCTGACTGATGAACGATGAAACCAAAATCGTCTTAGACGTTGTTGCTGGTACTGGAACTGTTGCCGCTTACATGGCTATGGTTCCAGACTTTGTGGCCTTGTTTACTGGTGTTTGGGTACTAATACGAATATGGGAGACTGACACTGTAAAGCGTATTGTTAAACGCATCCAAGGTCATGTTTAAGGCTATTGTTTTAGCTTGTGTAATTGGTTCACCCGCTGACTGTGTTGAGTTTCATTCTATAATTTACAGCGAAACGAGAGAGGCATGCCGCCGCCGCGCATTCCAAATGTCTGAGGACATTGGAGAGATAGTTAATATGATACCGTCCAAATGGCGCTGCAAAAAACTTAGAGAAGGCGAGTTGACCTAGTGGACCCTATTACAATTACAGCAGCCGTGTCTGGGGCTACAGCAGCTTTTAATGGTATAAAACAAATGATAGCTGCTGGGCGTGACTTGGAGTCCTGTATAGGCGATGTGTCCCGCTGGATGAAGATGGCATCTGATGTGGACAATGCTGTAAAGCAAACAAAAAACCCACCGCTTTTTAAACAATTATTTGCTGCTGGCTCCATTGAAGAGGAGGCACTAGCAGCGTTTGCAGCCAAAAAAAAACTTGAATCACAAAGACAGGAGTTAAAAACATTTCTGAATATGTCTTACGGGCCGCAAGCCTGGGCTGATTTAATTCAGCTTGAAGGTAAGATACGCAAGCAAAGACAAGAAGCAATATATAAGCAGCAAGAAATGCGTCAACAAGTCGTAGAGTGGTTTGTTATAGGCGTATTAATACTGAGTGTTATTGGATTCTTATTTCTTGTTTTGTGGTTTTACAAAAAAACATAAAATGAGCGAAACAACTATCGGCTTAACAGGGGAATACTATGCAGCCGGTATTGTGTTATCATTAGGTTGGCGAGTGTCTATGTGCCAGCAAGACAGGGTTGATTTACTAGCGTGGAAAGATGATGAATTTATCAGGATACAAGTTAAGACTGCTAGCTTATTATTACAAAAAGGTAAGCGCCTTCCGAGTTACCATTTTCAGTTTGGCCATGGACGCAAGAATAAAATTATTGGGAGTGTTAGGGACTATGACATATTATGCTGTGTGGGCTATCAACATAGGAAAGCAGTGTTCTTGCCAATTTCCGAGGTGCAACAAAAGTCAAAGCGCATGTCGCCTCAGTTATTTGATGAAGATAAAACGGAGTTTTATTCGTTTAATAAATCGTTGGCGGCGATAAGAAGACATAGAAATGGTTGATTGGTTTAGCAAATACTTGAAAATTAATATCACGGCAAAGTTAACAATGGTTGCTTCAGTCGCTATGTCTTGGCGATGTGCTGAATGGTTTATGAATTTAGAAGCCCCCACAACACAACAGTCTGCTTTTGTTAGCGTAATTATGGGCGTGATGACGGGCGTGTATGGAATCTATCTGGGAAAATCAGGAGGTGAAAAGTGATTCAGGCATTAATAGGGCCAGTAACAGGGCTGTTAGATAAATTTGTTGAGGACAAAGACCAGAAGAATAAGCTGGCGCATGAGTTGGCTACTATGGCTGACAGACATGCACAAGAGTTAGCCAAGGGTCAGTTAGCTATCAATGCTGAAGAGGCCAAATCAAAAAACATTTTTGTATCGGGCTGGCGGCCTAGCGTGGGGTGGTGCTGTAGCCTAGCCCTATTCGCGCACTTTTTAGTTTTTCCCACGATGGATGTTGTCACCGCATACATGGGCATTGAGGCAGTGGCGTATCCAGCTTTTGACATGGATAGCCTAATGACTGTATTATTAGGATTATTAGGTCTTGGTGGAATGCGCAGCTTTGAAAAATACAAAGGAGTATCAAAATGACAAAAGGTTTATATGCTAACATCCATGCCAAGCGTAAGCGTATCGCTGCTGGTTCTGGCGAGAAAATGCGCAAGCCTGGAAGCAAGGGAGCGCCTACATCAAAGGCTTTTAAGAGGTCAGCAAAGACAGCAAAGAAGAGAAAAAAATGACCTTTTCGTTGTCACCTAATTTTACCTTAGAAGAGATGGTCAAGTCTCAAACGGCTGAACGGAAAAGCATACCTAACGAGCCAGAAATACATCATGTCGAGGCTATGGAGTTATTATGCGATAAAATATTACAGCCTATCCGTGATGAGTTTGGACCAGTGATGGTATCGTCAGGTTTTCGCAGTCCTGAGTTATGTGTAGCCATAGGTAGCTCTATAAACTCACAGCATGCCAAGGGTGAAGCCTGTGACTTTGAAGTGCCAGGTATGGATAATTATGACTTGGCAAAATGGATTGAGGATAATTTAGAATATGACCAGCTTATTCTTGAGTGTTACACTGGCGGTAACTCTGGTTGGATACATTGTAGTTATGTTGAACAAGGCCGAGGCGAGTCACTTACATATAATAAAAAAGACGGGTACACCCACGGGTTGAAGAAAGATGGCTAAGACTCCTGCATGGCAACGCAAGGCTGGTAAGAGTAAGTCAGGCGGTCTGAACGCTAAGGGCCGTGCATCTGCAAAGCGTCAAGGCATGAATCTAAAGCCACCTGTATCTCGTAAGCAGGCAAAGAAATCGCCCAAGGCAGCAGCTAGGCGTAAGAGTTTTTGTGCTAGAATGAAAGGCATGAAAAAGAAGCTGACCAGTAAAAAGACAGCGCGTGACCCGAATAGTCGTATCAACAAAGCATTAAGGAAGTGGAATTGTTAAATGCCAATGGGAAAAGGAACTTACGGTTCAAAGAAAGGCCGACCAGCAAAGAAACTAACTGCAAAGCAAAAGACATTGCCATCCGCTTTGCAGAAAAAGATTATGAAAGCTAAGAAGAAATAATCAGGCTATACCCAGAACCATCTCTGTGTTTATAGGCTTTGTAAGGGATGTTGTAGTGTCTTGCAGCATCCCTTGCTTGTTCTTTGTCTCTCTCATTCGCAAACGTCATCACCTCACCAGCTTTCAAACTCTTCAAGAATGCCCAACGGTTTCTTTTGTTCAAGGGGGCTGTCGTTAGTATCTGCCCACAGCACTCGCATTTTTTCATAACAATTCCTCTTGTCCAGTGAGTAGCAAATAGCTTTCTTGTTACCAAGTATTACCCACCCACCATCTTTAATGTAATGTTCGTAACCGCACACGGCGCAAGCAATCTGCCGTGTGTCAACCTTTTTCTTTGCCATTGTTCAGCAGTTCCAAAGCAATGGCGCTATAGCCTATAATATCTATGAATGAATCAATGTGGTTACAGTTCTGACCATTTTCATCTTTTGCCGATAACCTGGACAACTTTAATGCCACCATGAAGGCGCAAACTTGTGCCTCAGTCATCTTGTGGCCTGTAATCATAGACCCCATGTTGCTAATTTGTTTGAAGTTGTCATCCACCGCCCCATACTTAGACCGTTCCAAGAGTACATCCTTGCAATGGTCTAAGGCATGGAAGGCAGTTTCCAAGTTAGAAGGGGACTTCATCGTCAAGCGTCATCTGAGGTCTTGGTGCGGCTGGTGTCTCGATTGACTCTGCAATCTTACGCATCCCGCCCTGCCTTACATTAGCAGCTACGCTTTCTCCACCTGAGTAATCATCTGCAATACGCTCACTGATGCTTACATCAATAGACCCATCTTCATTAGCAAACACAGAAATTTGATGTCGCGTATCTTTACTTAGAACCACATCACCTGGTTCTTTGCCAACATACGGCCTCCAATTTGAGTTGCTATGTGTTGCTTTTTTGTCTGGGTCATTCGCAAAACAGCGAATAGTTGTGATTTTTCGTAAGGCCATTAGGCTCCTCCTGTTGTTAATTTATCTTCAGCATCAAGAAACAATTGAACAATATGCTGTGCTGCTTCTGGATTACGTTTTCTAATCTCTTGTATTTTAGGCTTCATAGACTCAAACAGAGTATGAACATTATTGACATGTTTCATCTGACGCAAGCGTGATTTCATGTCTTGCCACACGCCCTTGTCATGCTTGTTGTCAAGTTCTTCACGGGTCATTTCTTCGGCTGGCTCAGACGGGGCCGGAGTTTGTTGACTTGGAGGGTCTTTCTCGACAGCCACCGTCTGAACTTGTGTGGTATCATTATCATCTTCTGGTGGCAAGTCCTCGCCAGCATAAATGTAATGACCCAAACCAAAATAGGCCAGGCATTTTACCATACATCTTTGTAGGGCTGTATTTATTTGAAAGCTATTAGGACTCTGCACAGCCTTATTGCCGTTTAGTACAGGCAGTATTTCCGTCTGTTCATCATCCTCAATACGCACTGTGACCATAACAAACGCATACCCATGTTCATCAGTCATGTACGGTCTTTTGCCATTTGGACCGTCAAAGTAATGTTTCTTAAAGGTGGCGCTTGGATAACTGTCTTTGACAATACCCCAAGCCCATGCCCAAGATAAGTACGTCATACCTTGTTTTTTTTCAGTGTGTTTATTCACATCAATGCAGCTAAGAGTCTGCCATATATCAGTCATTGTCGTTTGCCTCCTCTTTGTGGTCTGTTATTGCCTTCATAAATGAAGCAAGCATAGTCTTTAATTCGTCCATGTCTTTTCGCATGTAAGCCATATCAGACTCTAGGCGTTTTATTTTTTCTTGTGTAAAGTCGATTGCTTGTGCGTGTTCTTGTTCTACTTCAGTCATACTTACTTCTCCCCTTGCTAGGATTTACCTTCTTGTTAGGTTTCATTTGGCTATAGTTATTTTTTCTGATAACTCTACCCATCGCGTCAGTTTTGTCGTTGACTTCTGGTAATTTCAACGCCTCTTTTATTTCAGCCATTGTCGGTACTTTCATTCTACCCTCCACGTTTGTTTAGCAATCTCAAGTATCTCAGGCCCGTGACGCTGGGCTATCTCCGCAAAGTCTGGCGCAACCATTCCAAACAAGTTTTTCCAGCTACCATTTGCAGCTTTCATAAGGTTCTGAATAGTCAACCACCGCTGCGCTACTCTTTCATACGCTTCTTCTAAAGCATCAGGTTTTAGCATGTCGCAGTTATCAGGTGTACATAAGTGATAACCCTCACCAGTAACAAACAACAAAGCTGGTATAAGGCCAGTGCCTTTCCAGTACACGGCTTGCTGCGCTACCTGATTCCAGGTGGGTTCTGTCTTTGGTTTAGGTGTGCGCCAAGTCCTAGTGCCATCCTTTTTAGGCGGGTTGGCTACTGGCAAGCTGCATTTGAGGTCAATCTGTCTTGTATCATCAGCATAATCCAGGAACATAATCGTAGGAATGTCTAGCCTGTCATCTTTGAATACACGCTGATACTCGCCTACCATCTCCACGTTCTTGCCAAAGTATTCTTCTACACCATGAACAGCATGACGAATCATGTCTGGGATGACTTCTTTGCAAGCCTCAAACACTTCCATGTCTTTGCCGTTGTCCCATGTAATTGGCTTGTATTCCATGTACTCAGTCATGGCATGCCTTACTGCCTCGCCAAGTGACATGCCCTCTTGCTGGCCTCTGACGGGCGAGTAATCATGCAAACCAAATTTATGGTTGCCGCCTGTCTGTACTATCTGCCCTGCCCTTGGCCTAGCTGACATAGGAAACTGCATGCCGTATTCTTTACGCAAAAGTAATTTGAAAATGTTTTCATAGGTTGGTTGCGTACCACCTGATGCGCTGTTGTGGTAGCAGTTAAATTGTTTTCGATAGTCTGGGATTGTGTATTCCATTTGACCCTCCAAAAAGCGAGAGACGGTAGTTGTTTAATGAATTCCAGTACATCAAACTATCATAGGAGGCACTACCATCTCTCTATGTTGTCTTACCAACCCATTGCCAATCTGTCAACACTGATATATGGTGTTTGCATGTATTTACGGGATTACATTAGAGAACAAAGACTTAGCATAAGGCGGTTTGCTAATAAAGCTGGCTTGTCTGTCTCTGCTGTGTCTCGCATACTATCTAATCAGCGTTTTCCTACGCCTGAATCTATGCGGCGTATTTTTCTAGCAACTGATGGAAGGGTAAAAGCTAATGACTTCTACGAACAACACCACACCGAGCGACTACGTTAAGTGTCCTGAGTGTGGCGGGGAAGGCCAGTACGAGGCAGAGGTTGCAGTAGTAGACTACAACAATGGCGGTTATCTAAAAGGTGTTATGGTTGACTGTGAGTTCTGCGATGGTGACGGCGAGGTGCATGAAGAAGATGCAGCCGAGTTTATTATCCATGTAGAGTTTGAACAATGACCAATGGACGCAACAAAGGTGCTGCATTTGAACGAGAGGTTTCTCACCTTATACATGACCAGCTAGGGGTCAAGGTAAAGCGTGACCTGGAACAATACAGGCTGGCTGGCAAGGGTGATTTGATTGGCCTGGATGGGTGGTTGATAGAGTGCAAGCGGTATGCAAACACGACAGCCAATAATATCCATAAGGATGCTTGGTGGTCGCAAACATGCGCCGCTGCGTTATTAACAGGCGAACTGCCAGTTCTCATTTACAAGTTTGACAGGCAACCTATTCGCTGCGTTGTGTATCTCTCAGCTATCAACGATGCTTTCTCTAATAAGGATGACATAGCCACGATTAGCTTTGAGACATGGTGCATGTTAGTGCGGGAATCATTGTGTGATTAGCCCCATAAAACTCCTCCGGCATTTTGTTGCCTTTGGCTAGGTTTTCTTCTGCCGTAATGATTTGTAGATTCCAGGGTACGTTTAGGCCGCAGATTGTTTTACCCCTTAGTGGGTAGTAGTGGTCAACGTGGTACTGTACCCCTGTTTCTTTTGTCAATCTTGCAGATTCGTTATAAATGTGAGTGAAATATTCGCTAGTTAAGTTTTTCAATGTCTGTCTACGCCTCATTGCGCGACTAAGCGTGGAACGTTGTTTTACAACGCCTGGGTTTCGCCGCCTGTATTCTTCTGCTATTTCTTTGCGTCGTTCTCTATTATTTTTTGCCCATAAAGAAGCCCTTTGCACCGCTTTCTTTGCGTTAGTTTTTCTGTACTCACTTTGTTGCTTGTCTCTATGTTCTTTTGTTGAACGATAAGCATACTTGTTGCAACATTCTTTCCAAGGGGATTTTTCTCTGTTGCACATAACGCAGTCTGAACTTGATACAAACCTACTAGCAACATGGTTGCGCTTGCATGGCTGCCCTGTAAAATAAGTCTTTTGCCCAGCTAGTATTGCTTGCTTTCTTGTCATTAGATACTGCTGCAAATGTTCCGGCACTTTTATTTTTTTGGGTCTTTCCCTGTCGCCCCAATATCTTAAATAAAAACACTCAACACAGTCGCCGCTATCAGTGCGCCTTTCGGAAAAATGCCCATGCTTGCAAGGCTTGCCGGTATAGTACCGTTTCAGCCCTTTCTCTTTTGCTTCTTTGCGTGTGATTATCTGCATGTGAAACCCTCCTTTTCAATGCTTTGTAAGTTTGTGGTTGACAGGTTTTTGCTTCTTCGTATAATCCGCAGTTGCGGTGTTAAGCATAACAAGTTAAGCATCACTTGTTGTGCCAACCCAAGTACCTATTGCAAAAAGAAAAGGGTGCCAAACTTGTTAAGCATAACTTGTTAAGCATAGCACCCCAGCCTCTTTTTATTTATTTTCTATCTTGGCGTTGTATAACTCGGCAACCCTAGCTGCTTCTTTCTCTGCTTCTTTGCGTGAAACATTGAAAGCCTTACCAACTGCCATGCCTTCACCTCTCTGCCAAGATACAAGGTCAACATTGTAGGTCTTACCCGACCAATGCTTTGTCATTCTTACCTCATACATTTCTATTTCTCCTCTAGCTCTATCGTTTCCAAAGCCATTTCTAGGACTTTGGGTATGCTTGTCTCGCCTAGCTCATAGGCTTGTATTGTGCGGCGTGACAGTCCTAGCCTTTCAGCAAATGATTGCTGCGTATAGCCAAGGAAAGACCGCCTTTCTCTAAGTTCTGATGGTGTCATTTCTCTATCCAGCTTTTCTCTGATGAGTCTGTAATTGAAGCAATGCCCCAGGAATCCAGCGCATCGCCGTGTATGTTCTGCAAGGTAAGGACTTGCTGCCTTGCCTCGTCTGCTGTATCGCATAGCTGCCAATCGTCTTTATGTGTTGTCTGGACAGAACCCAAGCATGTTGTAAATTTAATCCGGTGAAATACTAGCTGCATGTCTATCTCTCCAGTTCAATGTCGTGGTATGTGGCATAGCCTATCAAGGCATATTGTGCTTTAGCGTCTATCATGCCGTCAAAAACCTTCATTACGACTTTGCCTTTGTCTGATAGTGATAAGCTGCAAACGTAGTCAATCCCACTGTCGTTGTCTGTCATACAGTCCAAAACTTTACCAGTCCAACACGCAGTAAATGGCTCGTGATGTGTTGATACTATCTCGCCAAGTACGCTGCTTATAAAGCTGCTAGTAAATGCAAAGGCACTAAGCCCGTCTAAGTTTTTCATTGTTTAACCCTCCAGTTCTATAGCCGCTACTGTCTCGGCTGTTTCTATTATGCCGCCAGTCAATGCTGCCCATTCACCCTCGGCGGTGCTTTGTGCTGACTCAAGGCAATCTGCCTCGACAAACACAACCCTCTCTACTGTACCAATTACTGTTACCTGATATTGTGCCATTGTTTGACCCTCCTATGGTTTAATAGCGATTTAAAGGCCACTGACAGCCCTCTAGCCGTCAATGGGTAGTCGGTAGCCTATTTTGCAAAGTGAGCCATTACAGCGTACCAAGTGTAGCTTTGGCTGCTTTCGATTCCAAACAACCACAACCAGTCTATAAAGCCCATTATTATCAAGATTGTGATTATCATACAAAAACCGTTTATAAGTTTTTCAGTCATTGTTTATGCCTCCACTAATTCGCAGTAATCAAGCGCAGCGAATGAGTCGTAATCGAACCCATCCATAGCTTGTTTGATAATGTCGTGATAATTGGCAACAAGTGACTGAGCCAAGAAGCAAGACTTTTTAATGTGCAAGTAAGACTTGACGTCGTATTGCTGGCCGTTCATAGCGTCAATGATATGCTTTGCTGCAAAATATTTGGCAGCTTGCGCTACTGTTAGGCCGTAACTGCGCCCATGACAGAACCGTCGATGACCGCGTTCTAGTTCTTTTTCGATGTTGACTAGCTGGTCACGGTAGCTAGTCCAATTGATATTATTTAACGCGCCTAGTCTTACATAAGCGTCTTCAATAGTTTTCTTTTGTTTTGCTGTAATAGTCATGTTTTAACCCTCCAAGGTAATTGAACATAACCAAGACCTAGCGCACTATCTGCGCCATGTCAACACCCCATAGCAAAAAAAGTTTACACATTGGAAAAAAGTTTGGTTATATAATATAAGTAAGGAAGTGTTGATATTGTTTAGGTTTTGTTTTGGGAAGGGTTAGCTTTGCATTTCACAACACGCACAAAGCACAGGACGACACGCGCTGCAATGCAATCGCCGCGAGCCTATCACAGAATGTTAGGTGTTGCAAATATGTCACAGTGTTGCAGACAAGCCACACTGCATTGTTGTCCGCAGCGCAAAGCATAGGGGGGCATGTT